GTGTTCTTCCCACACATTGGTAGCACGATTTACCCATTTGTCACGATCAAATCTTGGATTGGTTCGTGCAAGTTCATCAGCAATCTTTTCGATTCCTGTTGCCCAATTCAAATGTGGTGTGATTACATCAGCAAGAAACTCAAAGTCTCTGCGTGTAAATTTAGGTGTTGATCTGTTAGCCATTAGTCCATCCTCACTATGTGATGTTTATAACCAAGCTTTGGTAAACCCATAACTGAATAAGGATAGAAGTAAACATTACCTTCTTCAGTAGTCCACGACATAAATGGGTACATGGGTGGGTCTTCTGGATGACGAAGAACACCTTCGTTATCTATCTCACCAGTCATATGTCTACCCTTGATACCCATACCAGAACGAGCTTCGTACTGATTATGAAGGTGATCGAAGAGAGTTTCTTGAATGGCAAAACTAGTACGCCTCAAGTTCCATTCAGTTATCCAAAGCGGAATAAATCCACCCCAGCCCATCATCTGATGTGTTGTCATATCAGGGTATTTCTTTTTGTTGTATGTGATTATCATTCTATGTCCTCCAATGATTGTTTTTCCATTTCAAGATTACAAATTTGCTCATCAAGATTAGATCCATCTATAATTAAATCGATGGATTTGTAAGATGGACTGCCAATATCTATTGATATGCCATGACCATCTTCTTGATGAATAATTATATTCATAGTCTCATATGTGATTAATTCACCATCAACTGCTGAACGAAAAGATTTGAATTGCTTTTCCCCAATAGTTACTTTGGTTACTTGGTGACAGTTTATGCTTGTCATTTGTTATGCTCCTTCCAAGCTAAGTCTTTTTCAATTTCATCAAACACTTTGCGTAAGTGTGGATGTTTCTTTAAAACCCTTTCAATTATTTCTAAGGTCATGTACTCCGCAGATCTTAAAGCGCACATAATTTCTCTTTCATCAGCATAATGTATGCTATGATCGTTCGTGACTTTCTCTTCTTCATCCCAATAATATTCTTGTGCTGCTTGTTTGATTGCAGTGTACATGACCTTCTCCTTAATCGACTGTGGTTGTAAGTGAGAGATTGTATTGAATCCAATCATATATGATATCTTCGATTGCACTTGTATGATCTCCAATATCAAACGATGATTCTTTAAACCCATCAAGCTTATCATCAATCATCTTTTCTAGTTGAGGTTTCATAATCTCGAACAGAACTATTGCTATTCTTGATTCTCTTTCACTTAATATAATGTCATTGTCAGCCATTTTACGTTCTCCTTTTTAGCCATTTGACTTTGGTTTATTGACACCCCGACAAGCTCACGCGTTGCCAGCATTATCGGAGTGTATGTCAGCCCCTGCCCCGAAGGGGCAGAGGGCGCGAGTCTACTACTCGCAAGTGACCATGCCCAGCTTCGCTGGAATAGCATGGCACACTATTAGACACCTCTGGTGTCAGACACATCTATGGATGTGTCACGCGGTGCGAAGCACCGCGAAAAATTTGGGAGGGTCATTGCCCTCCCTTGAAACTAAATTCTGTTAGACTTTAGTTCCTCTAGTTCTTTAGCTTGTGCTTTCTTGCTGACACTTGGCTTAGCCTTTTGTGCCACCTTGTCTGCCTCTGGCATCCAAGGTTCATATGTACGGCCAGAAACTGCCTCGTACATATTCCCAAAAGCCTGAACGATTTCTTGCAATCTTGCGACTGCAAGTCTTCGTTCTGTCTCTTTGGACTTGGCTTGATCAAGAGCCTGACTGCTGATCTCATCTGATCTGTTCTGCTGTTCAGCAATGTCGGTTGCCTGTTTAGCTGTTTCATATAATGCTCTTGCTCCAAGCTGTGTCACTTCGCCTGTCGGCTTGGTGTATGTTCGCTTAGTGTTTAGCTTGCGATACGCTGCGTTCGCTACGCTCCGCAACATCTCGCCTTGCTCGCTCCACATTGTATTATAACCGCTAGTCGCGCGACCATATGTTGAATGATTGTAAAGCAAACTTGCCATACTTGCCGCCAGTGTATCAGCGTCTAGAGCGTTGCCATTCAACGCATGATCGAGCGCCTGTTCGCTTGGTGTTAGTTGTACGTTCTGTTCATCTTTAAATGTTGCTACATTTGACATTGTAAATCTCCTATACGTTTATGTCATATTAGTTGCTTCACTCTCGCAACCCCAACAGTTTGTTTGGGGCGTAACAGCCAAAGTGATAAGGCGATTTAGGCAACAGCCAGAGGGAGGATGCATAGGAAAACGGAAGCTTCATTCAAGTACCACATGCCGCGCCCTTGCGCGAATAGCATGTGGCAGAGTAATGTATGAAAACCGTTTTCCGTCATTGCATCCTCAATCGGGATGGGGCAGAAATCGATGTTCACTTTGGCTGTGTCTACGACCCAACCAAACCTCACTTATACACTTGTGTACTCTACACACACTATTTAAAACGCCTTTGGGGTTTGGGGGATTTGCACGATCAATCCCCCAACAAGGTGCGTCTGCACCGCATATGCCGCGTTAGGGATGGAAGCCGTTTACGGCCAGTACCCCTTCGGTACTGGTTCACGACAGCCCGACCCCCACCTTCGGGGGGAACGCCCTGTCAATACTATATCTTGTGTGTAACGCTCGGTAACTATACTAATGACGCTACGTCACATCTTGACAGATGTGGTTACTTTGGTGTCCAAATGGGGGGAGAGAGGGAGAGGGGGGCTTACAGAGGCACATCATGAATAACATTCTCAATACTAAGAAACTGACACCAAAGCAAACGGCTCTGGTTGATACACTCGTATCAAAAGGTTGCTCTATCACTCAGGCCGCTAAAGAAGCTGGGTATGCTGATGGTGACTCAGGCAGAGTGACTGCTAGCAAGGCTCTAAAGCAACCTCATGTGCAACAGTACATGATGCAATGTGTGACAGAGCAATTAGGAATGAATGCTACGATTGCCGCTAGTAGAGTAATGAAACTAGCTACTGGTGCTAAGTCTGAATACGTTCAGTTAGAGGCGAGTAAGGATATCCTCGATCGTGCTGGCTTCAAGCCTATAGACAGGTCTCAGGTACAAATAGCTGGTGATATACGAGTGTCCATCGATCTAGGCTAAGTCACTACGTTCCTCAGCCCCAGTTCATTATAGAGTGTTACCTCTGCAACACACGCCCCCCAAAAACCGCAATCACAATCTTGTTACAGGTCTTCCCCTAGCATTTTTTTCTTACAAAGTATTTTGTGCGTTTGAAATAATATTTATTTAGTGTAAGGGTGAATTTATGTTTAATTGGTTAAAGAGATTGTGGCATGGCGAAAACTCCAGCGTGGCAGAGAAAAGAGGGAAAGAATCCCAAGGGCGGTCTAAACGCAAAGGGTCGAGCAAGTTACAAGGGGGGAACATTAAAAGCCCCAGTGAAAAGCGGAGACAATCCTCGAAGAGCAAGCTTCCTAGCAAGGATGGGGGGAGCAAAGGGGCCAGAAAAGGACAGCAAGGGAAAACCAACGCGTCTTCTTCTAAGCCTAAAAGCGTGGGGAGCCTCAAGCAAGTCGGACGCAAAGGCAAAGGCCAGAGCGATAAGTCGAAGAAACAAAGCTAAGAAGGGAAAAGCATAATGCCAATGGGTAAAGGTACATATGGTTCACAGGTTGGAAGACCTAAGAAAAAGAAATCTATGTTAAGTGGCAAGCAGAAGACATTGCCGCCAGCATTAAAAAGAAAGATTATGAAGGCAAAAAATGCAAAGGCCTAAAACTAGAATGGATGCAATGAACTCTCTTATGAAGAAGAGGGAAGAGTTGCAAGAGCAGCTGGACAACCTTAGTGTTACTCCCAAGCCTACTACTTTTCTTGGCAAAGCAAAGGCAAAGATGCAAAGAAGTGTTACTGCCACCAAGGAACAGACTAGTAAGTTTCAGAAGGCTAGACGTACTTTGTTAAAGAAGATCGAGGAGCTTGATAACAAGCTTGAGAAGTTTCCTGATTCAGATAAGAGTTTTCCCTAATGGCAGTTAATGCAGCTGGTAATTATACAAAGCCTACAATGCGAAAGACTTTGTTTAAAAGAATAAAAGCAAGGGCTACACATGGTACGGCTGCTGGTCAGTGGTCTGCTCGAAAAGCACAGCTGCTTGCCAAAGAATATAAAAAGCGTGGTGGTGGATACAAGTGAAGAAGCCGCAAAAGTCATTACTAAACTGGGGAAAGCAGAAGTGGCGCACCAAGTCTGGCAAAAAGTCTAGTGAGACAGGTGAACGGTACT